TGTATTTCTTCAGGTTTCATCTTATCCCCAAGGGCTTTCGTTCATATCGCTTATATTCCATTCTCCAAAACTAGGTGTATAATCTAATCCTACCTCAGCTAATCGTTCTTTTCCTAATCTTCTTACAACTTTCATAGGAAACCAACTAGCCATAACGACATCTGATTTATAACTTCTTGCCTTGCTAGCCTTACTAGCAGCACTTGAAAAATAAATTAGTTGCCTACGATATATATTACTCTTAGTTTCGCTTTCTGTGTCACCATAAGGCAGATTTATTAATTTTTGTTCAAACAACTGCTGCATACTTCCTACACCATAAATAGGGTCAAACTTATTTTTTTGTGTCTGATGTCCTTCTAAATGTATACCCATTCTTGCACAATAATCTTTAAGCTCTGTATCTTGTCTAATAGCTTTTTGAAAACCATTCTCTTCAATAACCCAATGTGATAGTCCATACTTATCGTGCCATTTCTTTATAGACTTACGAGCTTGTATAACACCACCACCTTGTTCGTTCTCTATATCTACAAGGTACATCATTCCTGTTTCTGGATTTGCAGCCCATAAGAAACAAGCCTGGAATCCTGTAGATGCAGGGTCAAGTCCTGCAATTAAATGTGTACCTGCTGGTATGTGACCAATTCTTCTATTAACATCTCTACATTGGTCTATATCATCAGAATTAAACATAGTGATACCTTCAACAAATGCTTTGTTAAGATACACCATTTCAAAAATTGCCCTACCACCTGTCGTGTCAGCATTATCTTTCTGACCCATCAACCATTTGTAAGTTCGTTTACTTGCCCACAACATACAGTCTTTATGTAATTCAAACTCTGTTTCTGGTAGTACACACTCTAAACTATGTGCCTCCTCTACTCGTGTTTCAAACTGTGGGTTCTCTAAAAGAAAGTTATATAAATCTTCAGGGTGTTGTCTAGAGCCAATAACAACTACAGCAGTATGTTCCTCTTTCCTGGAAGATAATGTTGTAGTCCACCATTGCCTAGTCTGCTCTCTAGCACTTGGCTGTATTGTAGTGCCATGGTCCTCAATGTCATCTGCAATAATCAAGTCACAGTCACGAGATAGAATCTTTCCACCTTTACCAACAGCTACCATAGTCGGACTCTTAATACCTGTAATTGTTCTTGTGCCTACAGTAAACTGTCCAGAACTCCAAGACTTACCACTTCGTACTTTAGGTTGAAACTTTACACCTGGTCCACATATCTCTTCTATTAACAGTTCATTATTCTCTAACTGGTCAAGTACAGACCCTACAGCGTTCTTAGCTATGTCCTCGTTACCACCAACCCACATAATTCTGATGTTAGGGTTTTTACATATCTGCCATACAGCAAAGTGCGTTAGTAAGTCAGTCTTGCCATGTCGTGGTGGGCTAAGTATCATTTGTTGTCCACCTGTATCTATAGCGTGAACAATGTCATTAATCCAACCTTCGTGGAAATCTGCTGTTTCGTATAGGTCACCTGTTTCTGTTTTAAAATACCTATCTCTAAAATTTTTAAAATCTTCTAAGGATTTAATAGTTTCTGATGATACTTCCCAATCTTCTCTTGCTTCTACAAGTTGTTTATCCTGCTGATAAGCTGTATACATTTTTGTAACAACACTTCTAGCAATATCCATTTTGTCAGCAACCTGTTGATGTGTAAACTTTTTATTCTCTAATGCAACAGCATACTCTTTAACAAACTCTTCATAGTGTTGCCCTCTAGCTGCTGCTGTTTCTTTTGGTTTAACAGGTGGTTTATTCTTTTTATTTTTTAAATAGAAAAATCTATTTTTACATTTCTGTGAACAGTAAGGTGAAGCATTTCTGCTTTGCTTTCTACACTGCTCCCCAATAACATCATTGAGTTTGCATATTGGTCTTGGCATTATTTCTTTTTAATTTTTTTTACTTTGCCATTTTCTGTTCTAGCAAACTTATGTGTTTTAGTTTCTCTAATAAGAGTTCCTGAGTAGCGTTTACCACCCCACATCCAGCTAACTTTTTTAGCCATACTCTCTCCTTACCAAGCTCTACACGACCAATATCGTGCAGTTGTTTTATCCTTAGCTGTGCTGCATTTGTGTCTAGCACGAAACGAAGCTCTAGCCTCTGGATTGTTTTTTCTAATCTTCATATTAGGGTCGCCAAACATTATTTTCTTGACTTTCCCATTTTTCATTACAAAGACTTTAGACTTCTTACGACCATAGCCAGGCTCACCCTTACGAATAGGGCTAGGTGAATTTAACTTCACTTTCATTCCTCGCCACTCAGCCATTATCTACCTGCTATTAATTTTCTAGACATTCGGTGTCTTTTGCGAAATGCATCTAGTTGTTCTTGTTCTTTTTTAGAATATTTATAAAAAGTTGTTATATTACCAAATGTAATTTTTTTAATTTTTTTACCATCTTGTACATAAACTTTGTATGTTTTTGCTCCATACTCTGATTCATTTTTAGCAATTCTAGTAACTTTATTTAAATCAACTGTTTTACCTTCGTACTTAACCATTATCTTTTTTTTCTAACTTTATTTTTTTTCATCCCTTTTTTAGGGTTGTATCCTTTTTTTGGCATTGTATCTCCTATACTATATGTTGTATGAGTGATTATATTAAAGGAAAACAATATCCTAATCATAAACCCTCTACTACATATAGTAGTGGAAGAGTCTGCGTTCACAAAGAATGTCAGACAGTTATTTCAAAATACAATAAATTTAAATATTGTAATAATCATAAACCAAAAACTTATCCTCGTATAAAAGGTCGCCAAGCTCCTACTGGTTTACAAAACCCTATAACCTGAAAAAAATTTTTTTATTCTATAACTATATCTACAGTGCAGGTAGGGCATAAACCATCAATAAGCTGGTCCTCCCAATGAGGGTTCCAACATAGGTCACAATCTACAACAGGTATATCATCACTCATATCAGTACTATAGCACACCCTAGACTAGCTAGGGCAACAAGGGAGGAATACATTGAATAATGTATACTCTTAGTATATCATCTAATTCTTGCATAAGTTAAAATAAGTATTATAGTTAAATTATAAACAAGGCAATCAAAAGTTGTTACAGGTGAAGTTGGCATCAGGAGTCAGAAAGCTGGGAATCGGTAATACGATACACTAGGAAGGCAAACCCAGTACCCGAGGACAACACAGAGATTTCTTTCAGGCTTACCCACTACAATAGCCTGTTACGACCAAATCCCCCTACACCTACTACACTAACTTATATGAAATGCACAGAGTGCAAAGAACCACTCAAACAAGCAACCAGTAATTCTTATTACTGTGTTTCTTCTTTATCTAGATGTTCACAATCAACCAAGATTGTGTATATTACAGAATAGTAATTACACACTTTTTTCATACAGTTTGTTCTACTTACATATAGGTATGTATGACATATAGAAGTAAGGGGCTCATATTGACATTACCATTGTTTTTATTGGTAGTTTTTACCAATTTTAACTTACTTGCTTTCCTTTGGTAATTTTTACCAATTAATTCTTTTACTGTGTAGTAATTCTGTAGGGTTCTGTCTGTGAATGGTTAAAGACTGATTAGAATAACCCACTATACCTTTTTAAAACTCTCCCACAAAATCTAAACCAATACTCTAGATAAAATATTACTTAATAACTTGACAACATATAACACCATAGTATAGTTAGTAGTAACAAAACAAAGGGAGAATAAAACAATGAATACAACTTGTGAAATCTGTAAAAATGATGGAGATTATTCAACATATTTTATAGGTCAAGGAAAATGTACAGATTGCTGGAACTACTTCAAAAAGGTAGGGAGCTGGAGAAATGTACAAAGAAATAGAGCAGTAACAAACAAAGGGAGAATATAACAATGACTAAAAAACATTTTGAAGCAATAGCAAAGAGCCTACTTCTAGCCGTAGGAAGTGCCGAGAGAATAGACAACGAGGGAGAAAGTGCAAACGCGTTAATAATATTAAGTAATTTAATTAGAGGTTTAGAATATGATTTTGCAAACTTCAACCCTAATTTTAACCCTGAAGCTTTTAGGAAAGCAACAGGAATACACGAAGCAACAAAAGAATTATTCTAACATTCTCGCAGGGCATCTCCCTAGGTGCCTTGTAAGAATCTTAGATAGATTCATAACAAAGGGAGAATATAACAATGACTAAAAAACATTATGAAATGACAGCTAACACTCTAAGAAATAGGGCTAAAGCTATAACTTTATCTAGTGCAAGTAATGAGGAAAAAAATTACGCATTATTTGAATTAAGAAATCTAATGTATCATTTCAATGATATTTATAGAGCTGAAAATTCAAGATTTAATGAAATAAAATTTCTTGAGGCTTGTAAGGTTGAAAATTATTTAAACTCTATTCAAAAAGAACTACTTAATACCTAACATTCTCGCAGGGCATTCAATGAGTGCCTTGTAGGAATCTTAGATAGATTCATAACAAAGGAGAAGAAATGAATAAAGAAGAACTATTAGAAAAATTAGAATTAATATTAGAAGATATTAGTGAAGATTATGATTCAACTAAAGATTCTTTAGTTGATGACTACGAGCATATATTAGAAGATAACAAGATAACTCATATTGTGGAATATAGTAGAGATACAGAGGACTTCAACATAGGTTACGAACTGGGTTATCTTAGAGCATTAGAAATAACAGCCGATAGATTTACAGAAATAGAAAAGGGAGAATAAATGAAATATAAAGAAGAAGTCATCAAAGATTATCTTTTACAATACTTAGAAGATAATGATTTAACTATTGATGAAGTAATGAACGATGAAAATGATGATGTTCATGATAAAATATTTAATCAAGATTATTTTATTATTGGATATTACAACGCTGAACAATGGTTAATTGATGAACAAGGAAACAATAGAACCTTTGAAGTTCTTTCTTATGTACAAGAACAAGAGAAAGATAATTTCGGGGAAGTTGAAACGATTTTTGACAATGCCGAAACGCTTGTTAATCATTATGCTTATTGGTTGGGCTATGAGGTTATCGCTAACATTCGAGAAGAATTAAAAGTATAACACCCCTTTGTTATACAGTACGACAGGAAACCCCCTTATGCCCGAGGGGGTTTTTCTGTACCTATAAGAGCAGTAATCTAATTGTGGTACTGTCTACACCTAACACCATAACACCCCCTTAAAACGCATTTAAACGCATACAATATATAGTGGTATGTATAGAGGTATTTACATAGCAGAATACAAATAGAATGCAAGTCAATTGTATATTATTTGTAGTTAGTTGTTTACATAGTAAATAGATTATGATACGCTATTAATAATTAACAAAGGAGAGCATGGAAGAATACAAATACACTTATCAAAAAGATAATCTAAATACTGCAAAGTTAGAACATTATGATGGAATAAACATAGTAAAACAAGACATAGAGAGAACATATCAAGATGAGAAATCTTGGTCTAAAGTTTCCTATACTGCTAAAGGTTGGTGGGGTAGTGATAACTTCAGACTACGCAGAGATAAGAGAGTTAACAGATACAACAATGATGGAGCTTGGGAAGTTTCTTGGTCTAGTGGTGGCTTTGATGACAAAATAGGAATCGTTGACAGATTAGAAACAGTACAACAAATTATGGAAGATATGAAACACTTCTTAGAATATGGAGAGTTTTTATTCAATGATGAAACAAAGCAGGAGGAAGAATAATGGCGAAAACATATTGGATTAAGTTCAACAACAAGGACTTTAAACAAGATAAGGAATTAGTTTACAAGATGTTAACTGATTTAAGACTACAAGAAATAAACAAGGAGGAATAATGGAAGAAATAAAAAGATTGTTTGACATAGCTATGGAAAGATACAATTTTGTTGTTGACTTGCTAGATGATGAACAAAAGAAAATACTACATCAATGGTATATAGATACAGGTGTACTAAAAGAGGAAGAATAATGGCTAATTTATTTAATGGATACATAGATTCTTATGAGATGTTGGATTTCTTATCCGATAGATTACAAGATGAGTTAAACAAAATTAATACAGAGAAAAAAAGGAGCATTAGTTCATGGAGCGATATCAGATACGCAAGATATGATGAGCAACGCTATGTTTATTTACAGCAACACAAGTATCTACAATCTTTATACAAAGAGCTAGAGAAAGCTGAATTGCTAGATGAGATGGCGAAAGAAGGAACAGAATAATAATGATGACTTATGATTCAATAGATGGTAACATGACAATAGATAACGAAAGAAGTTATGAGTTATAAAGTAATTAGTATTTCTATCTATGGAGGTCAAATGGAGTATGAATTTGACACACTAGAGGAAGCACAAACTAAGGTACGAGAACTTAAAGACCCTAGTTCAATGTCAGCTTTCATAGTGAAACCCATAGTAGAAAAAATAAGTTAACTAAATAACAACAAGAGGAGAGAAGATGACTACATGGTATAGCCAATTCATTGGTTTATTTATAGCAACAGTTTGTATTTCAATTATCTTATATATATTTCTGTATACAATTACAGAGTTATTGTCAGAGATAAGGAATATAATAAGAGTCAATAGATATGAGAGAGGAGAGAACAATGCAAAACACTAAAGAAATTGAGCAAGTATTTGATGAACTAAACGCAAAAAATTTACAAAGTAGATTAAAAGACATCAAAGGATTACTATATTCAGCACAATCAGAAGTAGAGATGCTAACTAAACAACGAAAAGTATTAGTAGTATTAGGTTTCAATAGTGGTTTATCAATTATAAAGATTGCAGAGCTACTAGGAATAACAAGACAGAGAGTATATCGCATACTTGACGCAACAAACGAGGAGGAATAATGGATAAAGAAACCCAAAAGAAATTGACTAAAGACTTTCCTAAGAGTGTTGTCAAATCAGCACCAGCAGGTAAGTTTGGCGACTATGTACCACACCACATTTACACACAAAGATTAGTAGATGTTATTGGTGGAGGTTATGACTTCACCTTTGAAGAAACTAGAGATAAAACTGGTGCAATCATTGGTGCTAAGTGCAGACTGTATATTAAATCAACAGACCAAACAATAGAAGAAGTTGGAGATGTTGATATGAACGCAGTCAAACGAAACATAACTGAATCAGAGATACTAAAACTTGCAGTATCAGATGGTATTAAAAGATGTTGTATGAGATTAGGTATTGGCTTAGAGTTGTGGACCGGTGGCGTTACAGAAGAAGAACACTACGCAGTACAACAACCAATACAAAAGACAGGCACAATTAAAGATGTTGTTATTGACAAAGAAGAACAAGAGTCATTAGAGAAAGCTAAACAAGATTTTGTTAGTGACATTGAATCTAATCCTAATAACAAGCAAGACTTAGCAAAGTTTATGGAGGCAACAGTCAAGGATGAAGCAAAGAGAGAACAGATTAAGAAAGACATATACAATGATGTAGTTTCTAAAGGTTTTCCAAAAGATGTAAATGATTGGGATAGTTCACAACTAGATATATTTAAAGATTTAGTCTTTGAGTCTAACGAAAGCAACACAAAGCAATCAGATATAGAAATAGTTGAGGAAGTGTTTGGACAAGTGCAAGACAACTCTCCTAAGAAATGTCCACAATGTAACACACAAGGAAATATTGAGGACAATAGAGAGAAGAAAGCAAGTGACCCTAAGTTTTCCAAAATACCAGACTTTAGTTGTTCACAATATGGAGAAAGTAATGGTTGTGGATGGGCTAGTTGGATAGGTAATGATGATTGTCCGACAGAATGGCTTTAGAATCAATAGGAGAAACTTTTGCAGTAGAGAAATTAAAAGCTAGACTGCAAGAGAAATTTCCTAACTACAATTTTGATGTTCCATCAGAACCTGATACAAAGTGTAAGTCAGCACATTACTGCAAGACAAACACCATAAAGTATACAGATACAGAAGGAAATCTATACTGTGGGTTGAGATTTAAGTTACAAGATGACAATAATCCTTATGCTTGGGAATGGGCTACTTGTCACGCATTACTGGAGAAGAAAAAAGTAGAAAACAATGACCAAGAATTACCATTCTAAAGACATTGATAAAATTGCCAGACAGGTTGCACTAAACTTGCAATCACTTATGGCAATAGTAGAGTTTGACTACAACAGATACGAGAAGTGCATGGTATGTGGTGAGAAATACAGACATCACATTGATGGGCTTCCTTGTGAAACTGATGCAGTTAAAAAAGAAATAGTAAAGAGGAGATATTATGATAGACACAATGTTAAGCAAAGCAACTGAAGGTATGTTGATTGCAGAGTTACTAAACAGAAAAAATGAGAAAGGTGTTCCATTCTTTATGGGTAAAAGCATATTGCTAACTAATGGACAACAACAACTACTAGCAATTCTTCCTAACATACAGATACTTACAACACTTGAAGAGGAAGAATAATGTATAGACCTTTACCTGACTATCTTACTATTCAACCAAGCAAGATAGAGGGTTTAGGTATATTTGCAATTAAAGATATACCAGCTTATGAAGTTATAGGAATGACACACGCTAAATGGTATGGAGAACCTGATAACTTACTGCGAACACCACTCGGTGGATTTATTAATCATAGTGATAGACCTAACTGTGAGATACAAGGTAAGATAACACGCTATCTATATACATTAGAAGATATAGAAGCAGGTACAGAGCTTACAGTTAAGTACAAGATGTATTCTGTATGAGTGGAGAGTACTGTATGTGTAAAAGAGTAAAGGACTATGGAATATGCTACAAGCATCAAGTAGTTAGTAATGGTACATACACTGTCAATCTACCTACAAGATACGATAGGAAAGAGGAATAATGGGTGGATGGGTCCTGTGCAATAGATGTGATGCCTACGCACATACACATAATGGTGGTGGGCTTGTAGAAGAATCATTTTATTGTGAGCCATGTTACCCAGAAGTAATGGAGGAATAATGGATAAGTATAACAATACTTTTGAAGAGAGAAACAAGAAAAATAAATATGATATGGCTGATGAAGCTATGCAGAACTACTTAAAAAAAGAAGGGCTAGTTGAAAAGAAAGACTGGTTGAAATTAGGAACAGAACCTAAGGACACACCCGACATGAAGATGATGTGGTTAGCTTTACAAATACTTCTTATGCCTGATTATATTTTTGTGATGAAAGGCAAACTTTATATTGCAGAAGTAAAAGGCACACTTAAATTTAAAGAGAGTGACTTTAATAAACTAACAGAGATGTATAACAAGGCAGAAAAGTATGACAATGTACGAGTAGGCGTAACTTATTTCGCACATCCTGATGCTGACCCTGTTTGGTTGTCTTATACTAAGATAAAAACACAATGGAATTATGATAAAATACCTATGCAGTACTATCCAGAGCTTGACTTTGAAGGAAACAAGAAAGCATATAAGGTATTATTAAATAACTAAAAAGCCTATAAACATTGAAGATTTACTCCTCTTAGGATTCGTTTTAAGAGGAGTATTTTTATGAGTGGCACTATGTACCACAGAAACTAGACAATTCTTAGGTTATCCCAACCTTTTTTATTTACTGTGAATGTTAAGACACCAGGATGTGACCACATACCAGACCGAGCAGTAAAATCTATACTCTTATCTAATGATGGTGACTGAAACCAAGTTCTATCTCCCTGTTGCTTAGCTCTGAAGTGATGATAGTGACCTGTAACTAAAATCTCACACTCTCCAGCTGGTAAGAATCCATACATCTGACCTTTCCACCAAGATTCTATCTTAGCTTCTGCGTTACCACCACCACCACTCATGTGACCATGTGTCATACCAACCTTTACACCTTTAACATCTAACACTTGATGAAATCCTGTTGGTACTTCTACCTTTACCTTCTTGTATCTTGCAGGATTAGCTTTCATTATCTCTTCACATATCTGTAAGTGCATTGTGTCAGAGTTATCTAATCTGTTAGTTGTGACTTGTCCTTTAGATGACCTTGACATCTCACCATGATTACCTGGTACACCTGCTAGTACTAGCTTGTCAGCAAGTGGTAGAAATGTATCTATTGTTTTCATAATAAGACTTCTTGCTAGTGCGTACTGCTCTATCAAAGTAAGTTCTATATTGTGTGGTTGCGAGTCATAGAAACCATAACAATTCTCTGTTAAATCACCAAGTCCTACCATATATATCTCATTGATAGCAACATTTGCCTTACGCAGTTCCTTAATCCTGTTTACTGCATCTTGTAGGGCAACCTCGTAGCGTTTAAGGGTGTTTTCAACGCCATAATCTTTCTTACCTAGCTGCCAATCAGCCATAAAAAACATAAAAGCTGTGTCACCACCACTATATTTAGCTTTAACTGGTGCTTTCTTCTTAGCTTGTTTGAATAATTCTTGGAAATACTTGTCGTGACCTGGTACTTTCTGCTTAACAATGCCTTTAAAAGCAAAGAATGTTTCTACTTGACCACCTTTTAGCTGTGTATTCCATGATGATGCACGAACTGTGCCGACAATCTCATACTTCTTAGGGTCAAATCCCCAATCTCTAAGTATCTCATCATATTTATTGTGGTAGTTTGGGTCAGTACCTACATGAGTAAGTTCACCCATACCTGTTTGTGGATTAATGTCATATCCAGGTTGCCAACCAGACTTGTAGAAGTTGTTTCCTAGTTGTTCACCAGTATATTTCTTTTTCTTGGGCATCATACCTCCTGTTCCCTGTTACCAATAGTATACAGAGATGGTATGACAATTAAAGGTTTAACTTATTTTTTTCTTTGCGAATGTTTTAATAACAGATAAAGCTGCTCCACCACCTGCAATAGCTGCAATTTGTAGTGAGTTTATGTCAACTCCAACGATTGGGCTAATGGTTAAAGCTCCTATGAATCCTTCAATGAAGGTCCATACTGCTCTTTCTAACATATCTTTTAGTTCTGGTGTCATTGTATTAAGTTTCCTAACTTTAATTTTCTTTCTATGTTTTCTAGTTTAACAAGAATTTTGTCTAATTTATTTTCAAAACTAGTTGGTATGTAAACATTATCAGATGATTTGTTATCTATGCTAGGACTTTTCTCCTCTATAATCCATTGTCGCCAGGCATCTCCAGGACATTGTGTCTGTTTAAAAGAACTATGTGGTCTTAGCTCTCCACCGACTTGTTCATAGAGCCATTTGACAGATGCAATAGCTTTATCTGAAGGCTTGTCGGTAGGATTGGAGCCACCAAGCCAACACACAGCAACATAATGCTTATTGTTAAAGTTAATTTCTTCACGATTGTTACCTCCTTGTGCTGCACTTCTGTTTCCAAATCCTCTGCCTTCATATATCTGTCCTGTATCTCCTACTAAAAAGTTATAAGCTACATCATTCCAACCTCTATCTTCTTGATGCAGTCTTTGTATTGTTTTACACTGGTCCATCTCTGCCATATTGCCAACAGCAGTAGGATAAGCTGACCAATGTACGACTAAACCTTTTACTTCTCCTAGTTTAGAGAAAGATTTCTTATTAGGTTTAGCACCCCATATATCTCTTGCAGTTACTTTCATTATCTATTACTTTCTAACCAAGTAATTCTATCATCAAGTGTGTCTATTTCCCACATTCTTTGTTCTAAACCTTGTATTTGTGTTTCAAGTCTGACAGATTTGCTGTTAAGGTCTGTCCATTCCCACTTCTCTGGTATATATTTCTGGTCTAAATCCCAACCACTATCCATAACATCTTGTCTGATACTATTTATCTCTGATTGTAAGTATGCAATTTGTTCATTGGCTCTACCTAAATTACTAGCTGCCATTTCTAAATCATTAATCTTTTCATACAGTAC